TTGGTGATTTTAAGTGTTTATCTCAACACGCCACAACACTCCCGTCTTATTTGTGACTTAGGTAAAGTCGCTGCAGGATACCCAAGGTAATCAACCCACGTGTGTTTTATTCTTCTGCGGCCAACTTGGCGAAGTATGACATAGTATCATCGTCATCATCGTCAGTTGTTGAAACTGTGATTTCAGGAGCCGGTGCGGTCTTTCGTTCAACAGGTTCTTCAGACTGTCTCAGTTCAGGATGAAATCCTGCCTGAGAGGAAGACTCACCTAAGACCATTGCTAGTCTCGCCGCTAACTCATCATACGACTTATAGTTAGCAGGATCGGTGAATTCACCGAGATCATAGATGCGATCATAGATCTCTTCAAGTTCTGAATCGGACTCTGACAAGGGTTGTGCAGAGGCAAACTCTGACTTGTCATAGTTACGATAACCTTCAACATTACGAATCTTCAGTTTGAAGGAAGCGCCTTCCCAAAAGTCAAACGGATTCATTGGATCTTCATCAGCAAATTCTGGTTGCATTGCATCCATCAATTTGTCAAAGATCTTCTTACCATATACAAACAAGAATACTTGACCTTCGTTTGCTGGGTTAGATGGATCTGATTCAACAAGAATGTTAGACACATAGTGCAAACGACGCTTACGTTCACGTGCGATATCCTTGTCTCGTTCATCACCAGAGTTCCACAACTTAGAGTTGGCTTCTGACACCGGATCGTTTTGACCGATTGAAGTCAGAGACTTCTCGATATACCATTGTCCAGTTGGGCCTTTGAAACCGTGATCCCAGTAGCGAACCCAAGGGAGTTCATTACCTTCAGACGCAGGCAGAAAACGAAGGACTGCATAACCATTTCCCGCTTTATCGACTGTGGGTTTCCAGATACGATCGTCTTGATAAGACTTTTTATTATCTGTTTGTGGAGAGAGTTGGTCGCCTGCAGCGGCTACCAGTTTGTTGATCGAAGACGATCGGTTCTTTTTTAGTGTTGCAAAAGACATATGTATTTCCTCGTATGTTCATTGTATTTTCAGTGTATGTTTTCGTATTGTACCACTTTTATTTAATGAAGTCAAGCGACTTCCATATCGAGTCAGCCGTAAATTCGACTGACCTGATATACTCCATTGTCGCCCACGGAGGGTCGATCAATGATAGTATTAGTTTCCCATTGAAGTTACGATAGAGATGATACGTTTGTCCAACTTTCGGTTCGAAGTTGTATTCCGCTTCATATACTATTTCGTTTAACTTAGCCAACTCAATGAGTTCTTCGTATTGTTCTTGCATACTATATATACGATCCTGAAAGTATGCTCTAGCTATTGATCCTCTCTGCGTCTTGAACAGATCGATGTCTGGGAGTTCAATCTTCGGTGCGCTGAAGTCCGTACCATAAGGTAACAACGCCCGTCTCTTATCTTCACTCAAAAGGCAAAGAGTTACCTTTTGGTTCTACCATGAAGTTTAGGTTTTGTGCTTCAACCTCTAGTTTGTTTTTGATAGCAGGAGAGATATATTTTTTAATATCTTCAATCTCGATATTGTGCTTTTCACATAAGTGAATGATGGCGTCCATATATGAAGAGTTACTAGACCTCACCACACCTTCAACCATCTTTGAAAATTTATTTTTGTTTAACATTAACCCGTCAAGAGTCATTGTCATTTTCTTCTCCTTTATAAAACCCAATATCATCATAAAAGAAGCCTTGTGTTCTTTTCATTACACCATCACTATGATAAGCAGGCGCAACCACTCTCCAAACAATCTTGTGTTCTCTATTCTCACCATAGCGGTGATCAGACCACATACCAGTGTTTAGATAACTCTGCATATTTTTAACATAGATTTCAGTTATCTGATATTCTCTTCTTTCGTTCCTGTCTTTGGAATCTCTACTATGTCTCATTCCATTAAGTTTTGTCTTCCAGATCTTCAACCATTCTTTCACTTTCTTGGGTGCCAAGAAATGATCATCTGGCAGATCACGAATATTTTCAGGTAGAGATAAGTTCTTAACTGGGCCTTTAGCCGCACGTGCCTTTATCAAACGTTCGGCAGCTGCCTTCCGTTGTTCATCCGTCATAGGTTTTCTTTTACGACGAATCTTTTTACGCTTTATTTCTTTTTCAGGTTCTTCCCACTTACTCATAGAAAGTGTATTCCTCTCTAACACTAAATATAATACAAGGCTAACACAAAGGTTTTCAAATGTCAAGTGATATTTTTGATTTCGGTTTTACAGCAGTCACAGAAGAAGAGTTGGATGCGGTTCAACAGGCGAACCAAACTATTCAAACTGTGTCTGCTGATGCCACTACTACTCAAGAAAAGCTCGATAAACTGTTTAATGCAATTCAACCGTTGTTAACTAATCTCAAGAAAAACCCTGAGAAAGACTATATTTATTGGCCTAACAGATTAGACAAGGTTGAACAGTTTGAGGATTATATTCAATCAATCTATACCAGTACACCTAGTGCATAATTCTCAGCAGTATCTTCTGCGTACTGAAGACTCTTATTAGTTACATCAACGGTACGAATATATCTGGACTTTTCATACAGTTCAACCATATAACCTCTTTCGGTTCTGATCACAACGGCTTCTTTTTTGCCGTTGTCTGATGTGTACCTTGACAATTCTTCGCAAGTAAATTGATTTTGATTTTTTTCATGTTTCATATTTTTACCTCCAAAAATCAGATCCCAATTGTCATTAAACTTTTCCCAATTGACCTGTCTAGGTCGTTGTTTACTTCCTTTACCCGCCATTCAACTCACTCCAATATCAGTCCGGCACTGGTGTTCAACACACCCATCGTTTGATTTTTTTCTCTGTTTTCAAACTCCGTCCACCATACTGGTTTACGCCGGCGTGTCCAAGCAGAGAATTCTCTTTTTGCCTCCCAATAATAATTACGATAGGAAGCAACAATATTACCTTCAACAATGCACTGCGAATATTCTTTCATTGCTGCAGGCGGTTCAGTGAGACCCTTTGATGGTAAATTTTCTGGTGGTATCATCAAGGGTTTTCGAAGTTCACGAATAGATTTGTGAACCTTACCATAACGATATGTATACTCTTTTCCAAGATTGACCCATAACTTATACAACCATTTATAGTTTTCATCTGACTCACGTAACCAAATATTACACGGATGGTTGATGTGAGAGGCCTTGTACAAGGTGTGGTTTAATACTGAATCTTCAAGATAATATCTTGCAATAGAACGGCCGTTCTGAGTTGTTCCTCTCCAATAGGTGCCATCAACCGTTCGATGACAAGTACTTAATAATTGAGCATACTCGATACACATTTTAACAACATGTTTATCGATATGTTCCTTAGCACACTGTGCAGGGTCTTGACTCAGTACAAATACATTCATTCTTTTTTTTCTTCAGCTCGAATACCGCCAATAATATAAGTCTCTGGATCTAGTTCCGTAAACCCATCTTCTTCCAAGAACATATATCCATCTTCATAATAACCTTCTATGACACGTTCTTGTTCTTCTTTGTCGTTTTCGATCGGGCCATAAAACTGAAAATCTTCATAGATACCATCATCTGTGTACAGAAACTCTATTTCCTGAAAACAAAGTTCTAAGTTCACATCATTGTCGTAGGCGTCTTGAAGTAAATCACATTCCTCATCATCCATCGGAGTAATCAACCACTCACCAGATCTCCAAAGAATTTCAATAGTAAACCTACTGTCCCCCTTTCTAAGAAAAGAAAACTCTTCGACAGATTTCTTATACTTGTTACCTACAACGTATTGTTTACCAACTTCAAACTTCATTTAGACTCTCCACTGCTTTCACCACATCTGGAAAATGTGTTCCAAGAATATCCCAACACTTATCTGCAACTTCAATATGTTCCGCTTGTGTACCGTGTCCTCTTCGGAGTTCACAGTAATGAAGCCACGAGCGTAAGGTGCCTGCCATATACAATGTTGTTTCGGTCAAACCCTCGGGTAACAACGCTCGTGCCTGTTCCTTTGCAATGCCACTGTTCAGTGCCATCTCATAGGCGTCTTTTGCTTTGCTCACAACTTCTTGTTGTAAACGATTGAAGTTTGCCTGCGCCTTTGTTTGCAAATCTTCATCGGAAAACTCCAGACTCAATTGACGATTGGTTGGATGTTGTGTTCGTGCTTCACGGTCTTGCACAAAACCTTCACTCACCGCATACCGTTGACTAAACTCTTGAAACGAGAACGAACGGTGTCGAATGATCTGTCGACTGATATCACGAGTCGTTTTGATCTCCATCGTGACTGACACCATCTCGAACGGCGACCAATGATTCTCTCTGATGAGATAGCGTAATAACTTGGCCGCGGTTTTCTCATTATTCTGGTTAGAAGGATTACTCACGCGGGCTGCGTATGCAATCAGTTCATTCGCCGTATGACAACCCGTGATAGCACTAGGTTGAGTCATACCTACAAGTTTTACTTCACAGGTCATATTTGCCATCCTCGAATTCACCAGGCACACTGTTGTATGCAATCACGTGTTTAAAGGCGTCGAGCAATTTAGTATCACGAATTGAGTCATCGTCCATACTAAATTCAAGGTCGACCATTTGATCAATCAACTCAGTGCGAATCAATTGTTCAAACGAATGTTCGTTAAAGTCATTTCGAGTTATCACGTATTGTCTCCATCATTGTAAAGTTTTCCACTCTTGTGAAAGAGTTCTCTGTTTTCGTTCTTTGGTATAATTAACCATACCACAAAAATCACACCAATTGCAAGCCCTAATAACACTTCAAGTGCCGTCATAGTCTTTCCCTATTCTATAATGTGTGCGTCTTCCCACCAGTGAATTACTTGACGAAATCCAACACACATTACACTATATTCGTTTTTATCGATCCACTCTTCAATCATATCGACTTGTTCTCTAGTTAGATCGGGCACATCACATTCAAAGAGACTTTCTACCATTTCGACAGCGGAATCGTAAATTTGTCCTTCGAAGTATTCTTCGATTTTGTGAATTCTAGTAAACATATAAATCCTTAAAATTGATCAGCTTCTGTAGATCCTTCAAGTGCCGTGACAGAACCGGCACCAAGTGCGGTACTGATTGCATCGAAGTATCCGACACCAACCTCTCGTTGATGCTTGATAGAAGTGTAACCTTCTTTCTCTGCGGCAAACTCTTGTTCTTGTAAGTCAGAGTAAGCCAACATTCCTTCGTCTTTATAACGTTGTGCAAATTTAAACACTGAGTAATTTGTTTGATGAAACCCCGCCAACGTAATAAACTGAAACTTAAATCCAAGTTTAGCAAGTTCCCTTTGAAACTCTGCGAGTTCGTGACTGCTGGGAATACTCTGTCTCCAGTTAAAACTAGGAGAACAATTGTAAGCCAACATTTGATCCGGATGTGCACCACGCACCGCATCAGCAAACATCTTCGCTTCTTTAAGGTCGGGTGTTGATGTTTCACACCACACGAGATCTGCATACTCTGCGTAGGCCTGTCCACGTTCACAACCGTAGAACAACCCACCATTGATCTTGTAAAAACCTTCAGGTGTTCGTTCGCCTGTCATAAATTTACGATCAATTTCGTCTACGTCATTACTTAAAAGTTTTGCGGATTCTGCGTCAGTACGAGCAATGATAACAGTATCGGTGCCAGCAACGTCACTAGCAAGGCGAGCGGCGTTAAGATTGCGTATAGCCTGACTAGTAGGAATAAGAACCTTTCCTCCCAAGTGACCACACTTTTTTTCGGAAGCAAGTTGGTCTTCAAAGTGAACCGCCGCGGCACCCGCTTCAATAAGATTTCTAGCAAGTTCATACGCATTTAAGGCACCACCAAATCCCGCTTCAGCATCAGCAATGATAGGTGCGAACGTAAATCCTTCACCCGATTCTGAGAACTCAATCTGATCTTGTCGCCGAAAGGCATTATTAATATTGCGAACAACATTTGGAACTGAGTCCACCGGATAGAGAGATTGATCAGGGTATACTTCATTAGCGGAATTAGCTGAAGCCGCAACTTGCCATCCTGAACAATAAATTGCTTGTAAACCTGCTTTAACATGTTGTATTGCCTGTTGTCCGTTGTATGCTCCAAAAGTATTTATAAAGTCGTTTTCATTCAACAGACGGCGCAGATTCTTAGCACCAAGTTTAGCAATAGTATGTTCGATACGAACACTTCCTTGAAGTTTTTTTACATCTTCTTCAGTATATGTTCTTTTGTTACCCATAATAAAATTCCTTTGTTTGGTGCAGGGGGTTGGATTCGAACCAACGAAACTTGCGTGTCAGATTTACAGTCTGATGGGTTTAACCACTTCCCTACCCCTGCTATTTGGTGCCGCCACCAAGAATCGAACTCGGGACCTACTGATTACAAATCAGTTGCTCTACCTGCTGAGCTATAGCGGCAATTAATAAAATAATACAGTCGCCCCTTCACGCCTCTTGCACATATGTCGTGCACCACCCCGCGCTGTATCTGATAGTCCTGTCATTGAGAGAGGAGGAGAAAGACTATCTTACCATAAAAATATATATGGAGGAGGCATTACCCTCCCCGCAACAGGGAACCACCCCCAAGGAGACAAGTTCGGAAAAAAGAGACGCCAGTTCGAGATCCAGTAGCTTTCAGTTAAATTCTAGTCCGTAGACTCCAGTAGCATTCAGTTAAATTCTATCTCGATTCAGTTGGTTTCTAGTCTCTCTTCTCAATCATTCAATATACGTATTATCTCTTATTTCGGGTCAAAAGTCAAGGGTTTTTTATATGATATTTTGGAATATGTTATATTCCTATAATTCATACATTGAGAGTTCTTTTTTACTCGTGATGTTCCTAAACTTTCTTCGAGTTACAGCCCAAGTCTTCATGGGTGTTTTGAAGTAAATTGCTTTGGTGGTACCTCTGGGAATATACCCCAATAGTTGGGTACCCTCGGTGATGTAGATGTGATTGGGTGTGTTGGGAGCCTTGTCCCATACAGTGATTTCTTCACGAACTTTCATATAAATCTCTCAATAATCTATATGACCATTATCTCACAAAGTTAGTTATTTGTCAAGCGTTTTTTCGTATAATTCTACAGTTTCAACAAGTTTACCAATCCACTTATCCCTTGATTCTATGAATACTTGAGGGTCTTCGTCATCTACGGCGATGATGGTGACAAGTTGTGTGATGGGCATACCAGTTCGTTCTTCCCACATAACTGCGTATCCAGCTTCTTGACAGAAGTAGTTTTCGATGTACTCTCGACGCTTGAGTTTTCGGGAAGTTTTGAAGTCAATGATTGATATCTTTCCGTCAAATTCAGCAACACAATCAACACGCCCAGCGAGAC